CGTTAGCTGCTAATTCTTATTGGAAAGGAAATATTGATGAGATTTCAGTATTTAACCAAACATTAACTGACGCCGGGATAAGCGCTTTATATAATGGGGGTTCGCCAAAAGACGTTGAGTTCTCTGGTTTAGCTGGATTAGTTGGTTATTGGAGATTTACAGAAGGTACCGGAACATCTGTAGCGGATGAATCTAGTCATAATAACACAGCAACATTAGTAAATTCTCCAACTTGGAGCACAACAGTACCATAATTATGAGTAGAAAATATATAATAATAAACACTAGTGAACTAGATAGTTTAGATTTTAGTCAATTAAAAACTACATCTAAAAACACTGCAAGAAAAAATGTAGATAATTCGCAAGCTATAATTTCTTATGAAGGAACTACACCTAACGCATTAGTAGGGAAAACAGAATATACAAATAATCAACTTTGTGCAATTGTAAATAATATTGATAATGGTTGGTTTGAAGAAGATGAATAAACAAATAATTAACTTAAATTAAATTAAAAATGGCAAAAAGAAAAACACCAAAAGTAAAAAACGAAGAAGTAGTAGATTTAACTCCAAAACCGGAGAAACTTGACGAAAATCAATTAGCTAGATTGCAATCTACAATAAAAACTATAGATCAACTTACACAACAAGTTGGAGAAATAGAAGTTAGAAAACACGCTTTATTAAAAGCTATGGACTCTGTGCAAGATAGAGTACAAGCTCTAAGACAAGAATTTTTCAAAGAGTACGGCACAGATAACATTAACATTCAAGATGGTACTATAACATATTCAGAAAATGGCGAAGCTAATAAGGAAGATTAGTGTAGGTAAAGATTATAAGAATGATGCTATGCACTACGCCGTTGGTCAAGAGGTTTATGGTGGGCATAAGATTTGTGATATAATAGAAGAAAAAGATAAATTCTCTGTTTATATTAGAAAAAATAAAGATGTCTTACCCTGGAAAGACTTTAATAAAAACATGGCAGTATCCGTCGAATATAACTTAGAATATTAAAACTATGAGAAATACACCATTAAAAGCATTTGCTAGCCCAAAAGAAAAAAGAGTTGGTGGTCACGGTGTACTTGCACCAGGTACAAAAGCGCATGAAGAAGCGGTAAAAAAGGAAGTTATTAGAAAGCATAAAGAAAAGATGGTACCAATATCAAAACTACGTAAAAGTAAGAAAAAATACAATTGGGATGGTTAAAAGTGTTTACAACTTTGTTGTAACACCAATAGGAGAAAGATATAACAATAAAAAGAAAGTTGGTGATAAAGAACTTATTTTAAATACGGAAGTTTATAATCATCACTACATAAATAGATTAGCAAAAGTTATATCTACCCCTATAATTGGTGATACAGATATTGAACCTGGAGATGAGATAATAACACATTTTAATGTGTTCCGTAGATGGTATAATGTAAAAGGTATAGAAAAGAATAGTAGAAGTTACTTTGATGAATCTACTTATTTTATAACTCAAGACCAAATCTTTTTATATAAAAGAGATGATGAGTGGAAAGCGCCGAAAGGATATTGCTTTATTAAGCCACTAAAAAAGAAAGATCAATTTAATGTCGACGAAGAAAGACCTTTAATAGGTGTTGTTAAATATTCAGATGGCACCGTTAAAGAAAACGATCTTATAGGTTATAAGCCAAAAACAGAGTGTGAGTTTATGATCGATGGAGAAAGAATGTATCGAGTTTTATCTAATTTTATAACAATAAAGTATGAATATCAAGGAGACGAAGAAGAATATAATCCAAGCTGGGCAAAGAGCAGTTGATGAACTGATTAAAGTCGCTAAGGAACCAATTGTAGATTCAGACGACGATATATCAGCGGATAGATTAAAGAATGCTGCAGCTACTAAAAAACTAGCTATATTTGACGCATTTGAAATACTCACCAGAATTCAAGAAGAAGAAAATTTACTTGAGGGCAAAGATCCTGAAGAAAAAAAGGAAAGAGTATTTAAGGGATTCGCAGAAGGAAGATCGAAATGAGTTACGAGCAAACGTTAGTTAAAGTAATAGAACCTATTAAACGTACGACTATAACTCGTATGAATAGAGGTAAAAAATGGAAATATGGATACAATAAAGAACACGATATTGTCGTTATCTCGAAAACTGGGAAAATTGGAGAAATCCTTGAAATCCAAAATTTACGAATTGGTTTGCCGTTGGAACCAGTGCAAAAGGTGTACGTGCACCCAAAAAAGAAATGGGTAAAAATAGAACCTCCAAAAGAATTAAATAGATTAAAAAATATATTTGATTGGAGAAACTATCCTGACGAAAACAAAGATCAATGGTATGACTATATAGATGAAGAATTTAGAAGAAGAGATGAGGGGTTTTGGTTTAACAATAAAGGTAAAGCAACATATATAACAGGTACGCATTATATGTATCTTCAGTGGAGCAAAATAGATGTAGGTGCTCCAGACTTTAGAGAGGCAAATAGATTATTTTTTATATTTTGGGAGGCTTGTAAAGCTGATAAAAGATGTTATGGAATGTGTTACCTAAAGAACAGACGTTCAGGGTTTTCCTTTATGTCATCTGCCGAAGCAGTTAACCTAGCCACTTTAGCAAGTGATAGTAGATATGGGATACTTTCTAAAACGGGTTCGGATGCTAAAAAAATGTTTACTGATAAAGTTGTGCCTATCAGTATAAACTACCCATTCTTTTTTAAACCGATTCAAGATGGTATGGATCGACCAAAAACAGAATTAGCATATAGGGTTCCAGCTAGTAAATTTACTAGGAAAAAAATAACAACCAACGAACAATTAGAAGAACTAGAAGGATTAGATACGACTATTGATTGGAAAAACACTGGAGATAATAGTTATGATGGTGAAAAACTTAATCTACTAGTACACGATGAAAGTGGTAAATGGGAAAGACCCGATAATATATTAAATAACTGGAGAGTTACAAAAACATGTTTACGATTAGGTAGTAGGATTATAGGTAAATGTATGATGGGCTCAACA